CCAACACAATATGCTGTCGCGCTCTGTAAGGTGCGCCCAGGCTCCATTCCAACGCGGTGCAGATGCCCTAGAACGCAATTGCCGTGGGTCTCCGCATGATCACGGATGGCCGCTTGGTTGAACATGAACCCGTGGATGAACTTGTATCCGCCGATAGGACAATACGAACGAATGTCATAAGGATACGTCCGCGCCTTGAGGTTCTTCGCCAGCTTCTCGATTTCTTGTATAACAATAGTCGCAGCGTGTGCGGCCAGAGCGTTAGGCGAGTGAGCCAGCTTGAACAAGCGGTCTTCGTGATTGCCGTAAAGGATGTGTTGAGGGCGAAGTTCTGAGAGGAAGTCCACTCCAGCAGCAAGATCGTCAGCGATACTTGCCGCCCGATCTGAAGCATTGGGATCGGACATCGCGCCAGACCTAGCCGCCGCCATATCCACGAAGTCTCCCAAGTGGATCGTTGTATCCGGCTTCCACCGCTCCTTGAACGAAAGCACGGCATCCCTAGCTTCTGGGTCTATGTGGTCTCCGTGTGAACAGCTAACAGCCATCCACTTCTTCCATTGCTTTCCAACGTTAAACGGTTGGAAGCGTGTGTTCTTCTTCTGGTTTTTGCTCATAACGTTTAATCGGCGGGCAGGGAAAGTCGTCTCTTGAGAAGATCGGCTCGCCGTTTTCCTTGAGGAAAGGGAAATGCTTTAGGCAGGAATAGGCGCGATCCTTCAGTTCCTTTACAGTCTTGGGACGTGTGTCGGTAGATAGGAGATCACGCAGGAACTCCCGCGTCTTGTAGAGTGCGTAATAATTCTCGTAACGAAGGCTCATGCTTTTGCCTCCTTGCCTTCAGCAGGGGTGAAGAGTTGAAGGAATAAGTGGGTCGGACCAAACCAAGTCCATCCGTTCCCCCAAGAAACAACGGAAGCCTTGTCTGCCTCCATAACCTGTTGTTCTTTTCCGCAGCCCTGCTGATTGCCCCGGAATGTCCACCACGATCCGCGTTCAGGAATTTTCATAGCTCGATACCTTCTTCTTTATTGAAGTGCAGTTCTTCTGGGAAGATGGAAAGGAACTTCATCAGAACCTGCTCGCCGTTGGCAACCGCATCCTCGCTCAAGTCGGGGTAAACAGCGTGGAGGATTTCGTGGATGCCAGTAGAAAGGGCTTCGCTATTCGGTTCGATGTAGATCGTCTGAGTCGAGTAGGAGCAGAGTCCTTGGTCGCCTTCGTTGATTTCGCCGAAAAGATCGTCGCCTTTCTTGGGGGCACGGAAGACAACCTTCCACTTCTCGTCGTTGATCTTTAGCGACCGTCTGAGGACTCGCTTGCGCATGCGTTGGAACCTAGTGGATTACTGCGGAAATGCAAACAAAATTTTATGCGATTGCGTAAAGCGTTGAAATATCACCACTTTACACGGTTCGCCCAATACGCCGCAGACATCTTTCCCTTCGCAATATTCTTTGCATGGCGAGCCTTGAATGATTCACGACGCTTACGATATGCCGCAGATTCGCCTTCTTTTTTGGGGCTTCCGCTTACGCCCTGCTGACCAAAGCGAATGATCTTCTTATTGTCGCCTTCTTTAGCATAAACAACGTGCGATTTTTTAGCCCCAGGCGTCCGCTTCGGTTTGTTGAAACCAGACAAACCCAACCGCTGCATCGCACTTTTAACTCGTCCTTCCATACAATGTCTCCTTAATAATCTGCTTGATGTGATTAACCTGCCTTGCCTTCAGACATTTGGCAAGAACTTCCCGCAGCATCGCAACTTCTTTTTGCAGGGCTTTAACCTGCTCCTCGCTACTCATACGCCAGTCGCATTATTCCGTAGACCGCAATCAACCCTGTGCATAAAGCAGAGAGAGCGAGTGTGAATATCTTGTATTGTTGGTCGTTCATGTATTGTTAAACGATATATTGCTGTGCGAAATCGTAGGCTTTGTTCCATCTGTTCACCAGTCCCTGCCAGAACTTCGCCCTTGCTCCTACAGGCGGGGCTACTTTGCGCTCATACGCCTCTCTAGCGCGTCGTAATGCTTTGAGCAGGGTGGAAGGCTGCTTGAGTGCCTCCGACAACGCAGCGCGGGTTTTAGGCCCAAAGTTGCCGTCGTCTATTACACCGAGTGCAAGTTGCAAGATACGCAATGCTCCACGGGGTCCGCGATTGAAAACCGAATCCCGAAGGAATGCCTCGATTGCCGGATGCTGGGTCCACTTCGTAACGATGTCGGTGTAGGAAACAAGGTAGTCCACAACGTATTCCTCTGCCGCCTTGAATCTCTTCTGCGCCAGCATTGTCTTGAGCGTGTTGGCGGCTTGCGGATGAAACCTGTCGTTGATTCCGGCAATCTCGTAGGTTCCCCCTCCGTCTGCGGCAGGCAACTTGTAGACTCGCAGGTTGCCGTTGCGATCCCGCCTAGCCTCAACCGATACGATGAACCGCGCCATCTCCAGTTTCTGTGCAAGGGTGGAGCGCATTAGAAGTCGGCGTTACCTTTGATCTCTCCCTTGATCGGGAACAATGCAATACTGAAAACAAGACTGTCTGCCAACCGGATGAGGAACGGACGCTCGTCAACAACCTCGCACATCTTCAGCGGGTTGGAATGCCAGACATGCGCCGGATAACGAAGCTCGGAAGCTTGGGCTTGGGTGACAATAAAGAGAATAAGGATGCCGAAGAGCTTCTTGCGAACTGGCTTTGCCTTGCGAACCTCCGCATTCGGGTTGAACTTGCCGCCTGGCTTGGTGCGCTTGATCGTCTTCCTAGCCTTGACCCTCCCGTAGATAGCCAGACCCGCACCGATGAAGTCCATCACCAGCACAACGATATCCGTAAGCTCCTCGTTGACGATATCGACTTTGAAATACTTCAGAACTTGGGCGAGCAAGAGAACGATAACTCCGATAATCGTCCGGCTCTGCCACCAATTCTTTGTTTCCTCGCTCATTTCTCCTTCGACTTCTGCACAGCGAGTTCGATTGCGAGATTGATAACCGAGTTTGCAGCCTCAATCCCGCGAGCCTTGACAGCAGTCTCGATACGAGCAAACGCAGCCTTGCGCTTCTCGTCGCCAGTCTTGTTGCTGTCGGCAAGCGATGCAACGATCTCCAGCGCGATAGGAAGCAGGTCGGCGAGCAACCTACTTGTGCTGTCCTTCAGAATAGGAAGGATGAAGTTTAGGACTGACTTGGATGCGCCCGTAAGGAACGCGAGTGCTTTAACGACGATACTTTTCATTTCGCTTATTCCTCTCGATGTTTCGTTTCTCCAGCATAATAAAGATGGAAACAATCGCGGCAGCAGTGCCGAAGGCCAGCGAACTAATCCGCAACCACGCTTCGATATGTGGAAGAAATGAGACAGCCACAGCGACTAGGCTGGTCAAGGAACCCAGAAATCCGTGGGTGTGGTTGCTGATTGGAGTGTCGATATTCATGTCTGACTAAATGTAATGTTAAGAATTAAGGATAGTCAAGGCTTCTTGGATCGTCTCCTCGAAAGTAAACGGAGCGGAAGTCCAATCCGACTTCTGCGCGGATGGGTTCTGTGCGTATTCCGTAAGAATCAAATTAAGGAAGTTCTGCGTGGCATTCAGCTTCGCGCTCACCTTTCCAGCGGCATCCAACTGGAGCTTCAAGTAAAGAAGTGTAGGCTGGCGATCCGAACCAACGCCTTCTTTGGCGAGCCATTGTTCTGCGGTGTATGTCGGAGGAGGCGGGATGACCCATTGCCAATTGTCCCACACGGCGTCTGGTGATGGTTTGGCGGGAGCGAGAATCCACTCTTGGAGCTTCGGGTTATTGACCTCGACCCAAGTATCAATGAGGCCTTGCGGCAAATCGCGGAGGTCGGAAGGATTTGTTTTGTTGTAGTAGTTAGGCATATACTCTTGGGTGGGTTGCTACTGTGGTGTTTGTATCTGTAAGTGTAATGTGACCCTTTATATCATTTATTTCGCGGACTAATGGAAGATACATTCCTAATTTATTTGGACGAATCATTGATGGGGAAAGGCCTTTTGCTAATGAAGATATTTCCTCAGCAGTCAATGCTTCTTGCCATGCGCCAATTTCGGCATAACCGCCATTACCCCAAAAGCCTCCGCTTGCAATCCATCTATTAATATTAAACTGTTCATTATCGACATTGTTGGAAGTTGTTGATGGGATTGTTCCGATAAAATTTAAAGTTTGCTGGGTTCCATTAAAGAAAGCCTTTAACTTAGCCGCATTAGTGGATTGTGTCCCGTCAAAAACCATTGCATAGTGATTCCAGCCTCTTATGCTATTTAATACAATGTATCCAATTACATTGCTCCCGTTTCTAACGGCTACATAAAAATTATTATCACCAGCGCTCCAATGAGCAAAAGCGGTTACATGATTTACATTGGCCGTTGAGCCAACGGATTGAATGGTGTCGCTATCCCGGCGCATCCATGCTGCCAAGGTAAAATAAGTTTGGTTTTGAGCAATCGTCCAAGTTCCGTTAAGACGCTGATTTGTGGTTGCATTGCGTGCCATATTAAGCCGCGCTCCTTACTTCGACGGCGATCAGCTCGGCATCGCCTGTCATGGTGTCGCTTCCGTTGTTTGCGTCTCGGTTGATGCGAAGTCGGAAGCCATCTCCAGCAGTCACAGAGTCGATGGTAGTCAGCGTGATATTCGAGTAGTTCGGCACTCCGCTTGTTCCATTGGTCGTAGTAGTCACGCTGGCTGCGGTGTCGAAGCTGTCCGAGTCGATGTCGGTAGTCATGCGCTCCAGCGCAGCGTCCCACACTACGGCTCCAGATGTGGCGGTGGTCGCGGTCCAGATGAGGCGGATGGATAGCCCGCTTGTCAGCACGGCGGCTTCTGGAATGATGCCGAGGAAGATAGCTTGCTCGTCTGTGGTATCGTCAAAGTCGAGGATGGCGATGCTGTTGCGGGTATCCAGCGTTGCAAACGCGGTAGCAGGAGGCTGGTTGTCGTTGGCGTTGAAGACGGCGTAGGTTTTTGTTCCACCACCACCACCTACGGCAGCTTCCGCACCAGTAGAATCTTTGATGTAAGCCTTGTTATCACTCTTAATGTAGAGTGCCGCGTCTC